AAATTCAAATTTAACATCTGGATATGGATTTACTGCTATTGTTAGAAAAGTTGATGGTAATGGTAGCATATTATCAACCGAAATAGTATCACAGGGATATAATTATGAAAATGATCAATATGGTGAAATATTCAATCCCGAAAATGGTGAAGAAAATACATTAGCACCAATATTACAATTAACAGGTGATGATTTAGGTTCTATAAACAGAATACAAATATTAAACGGTGGATTGATATACGATAAAAATTCAATATCATTAGAAATTGTTAGTGCTGGTAGTGGAGCAATTTTAGATCCAAAATTTAAAAATATATTTTTTACTCCAAAATACCTTGTTAATCAGAAGGGTTTTACAAGTCACAATAACGTATTAACTGATAGTTATTATTATCAGAAATTTAGTTACTTGGTGTCAAGTTATGAACCACCTAATAAATGGAAGTATGCTATAAAGAAAAACATACATCCAGCAGGGTTAATACAATTCAATAAATGGTTATATGAATCTGATAGATTTGATGATGATATTATAGGGTTTGTTGATGGGGAAACTATAATAAATAGAATTATATCTGTAATATTAGAAGCAATCCAATTCTTTTTGATTGGATCTGAATCTGAATATAAGAAAGAAGTTAATTCTGAATCAGAAACTAGAATGGTAGGTCATAATTTAAGAGATTTGGATTCTGAAAAATTATTACAGAATTTTAACTATACTATTGGTGATTTTGGTGATGAAAGTATAAATTCCGTTTTAAATGGAAAACAAATAGAACTAAATAAAGTTAATGAAGTGTACATAACACAAAGTTTAACATAGATAAATAGATATAATAACAATAAAGGTATTTTAACGTGGCATCAATAATTAAAGATAAAGCAAGGGTTTTTAACGCAAATCAATTTTTAAACCTATTTTCTAGTGGATCAATATCTACTTGGGGTTCTGGAACAGTTACCACAATAAACGATGTTATAGTTAATAATAATAGAAAATATGTGGCAACAACGTCTGGAATAACAGGTGTAACTCCACCAACACACGTTACGGGTGTTTTATCAGATGGTGGTGTAATGTGGCAACACGTAGAACCTGTACTAATCACAAATTTCTATCAAAATAATTTATTTATGTCTTTAGGTAGAACCGAAGAATGGGATGATGAACAAAATCCCCCACAAGCAATGAATTATACAGAAAATGATTATATTGATTCACAAAATAGCGTATTTTTCAAGAAAATGGGATCATCAAACGCATCTTTATCAATAAAAAGAAATATCTGGACTGCGAATACTACCTATGATTCATACGTCAATAATGTTGAATTAGATTCAATAACATACTATGTTACCAATTCATCAAATAGAATTTATATATGTGTCGATAATAACGGTAATTCTCCATCTATAGCCGAACCTACTGATACTAATACAGTAGTTGGTTCATTCAAAACAGCCGATGGGTATACTTGGAAATATATGGGTGAAGTGTCAGATATTAACTTCATAACAACTGATTATGTACCTGTAGTAAAAGTATTATCCGATAATGGTTCAGATCAATGGAATATACAACAAAATTCCAAATCTTTATCAATATTATTTGTTGATATTATTGAAGAAGGTAGTACATTTTTAACCGCAACACCCGTGGTCAATATTGAAGGATCTGCTATTGGTGTGGCATCCTTAGATTCTGGTGTATTAAATGAAATAACATTAACCGATAGTGGTTCTGGATATGAAACAAAACCTTATATAGCAATATATCCAGATTCAGCCGATTTAGCAGTACATCAACCAACAATGACAGTTACCGTATCGGGTGGGGTCATTACAGGTGTTGCTATTGCCAATGCTGGTCAATATAATCAAGCTAACGCAATTGTTGCTACCGTATCAAGTAGTGGTGGTTCTGGTGCTGATTTAGTACCAACATTTACAGATTCCGTATTAACAGGATTTAATATAATTAATGGTGGTTCTGGTTATACAGGTGGTGATGTTGTTGATTTGGATGATGGTGATGGTAATTCTGAAGCTCACGATGTTATTATAGGAAGTAATATCAATACAGCTAACGGTTTAGGGTCTAATATATTAGAAGATTGTAATGCCAAATATATTATTATAAATGATAATATGATTGGTGATGAATTGGGTTATTTAGATGAAACAACTGATTTTAGACAAGTATTATTATTTGCTGATGTATTAAATAATAATGGGGCAATAGCAACATCATTAAGATATTATGGGTATTCTAGTCCAAGTTATGCTGGGGCTGATAATGATGAAAAAGTAATGGTTGGTAGTGGCAGTCAAATATACACTGATAATATTGAAGTAATTCAAAGAACAGCAAACCAACAAGAAAATATTAAAATAATTTTAAAATTCTAAGAGTAAACAATGGCTAAGAAAACATTTAATACCGAACCATATTTTGATGATTTTGATGAAACTAAGAATTTTCACCAAATACTATTTAAACCGAAAGTTCCTATTCAGACTAGAGAATTAAATCAATCACAATCAATTATAGCAAATCAAATTGAAAAATTTGGTAATCATATTTTTAAACACGGTTCTATTGTTTCCGATAGTACACCAAAATATAATAATGATATGCGTTATGTTAGATTGAAAGATTTGGATACAAATAACAATGTAGTTGATACATCATTAATTATTGATAAATTGGTTATTGGTAAAACAACAGCTATTCAAGCTAAGTGTATATTAGCAACTGATATGGATGCTAATGATCCAGCAACACTTTTTATACGCTATGATACTAGCTCAGAAGATGGTACGGAACGTGTTTTTAGAGATGGTGAAGAATTAATTATTTATGATGATAATAATAATCCAATTTATAGTGTTACTGTAAGATGTCCAAATTGTCCATTATCAAGTGAACCTACAACAGAATTAATAAGTCCAACTGGATTATGTACAGTATTCAATGTTACGACAGGAATTTATTACATTTGGGGTAGATTTGTTTATACTCCCGATCAAATCATAATATTATCAAAATACACAGTAGATCCAAGTGTTGAAGTGGGCTTTAATATTATTCAATCAATCATTGATGAAAATGATGATTTATCTTTATTAGATAATGCGTTAGGTTATCCAAATTATACAAGTCCTGGTGCTGATAGATATAAAATTCAATTAAATTTAGAAAAAATCCCTTATGGTACGGCTACTCAAGATAATTGGGTAATGTTGGCTAGAATTCAATTTGGTATTTTAGAAGAAATCAAAGATAAAGCTGAATATGCCGATTTAATGGATACTTTAGCTAGACGAACTTATGATGAATCTGGTAGTTATACCGTAACCCCATTTTTAGTAAAATTCAAAAATGTATTAAAATCTACAATAGATTCAAATGATGGGGTATTTTATCCCGATGAAACTACTACACCCGAACAGATTGAAGATTATAAAAATAAATTTATAGCAGTATTAACCGCTGGAAAATCATACGTTAAAGGTTATGAAGTTGAAAGATTAACAGAAACTTCAGTAACATTAGATCGTGCTAGAGATACAGGCTTAAATGAAAATACAGCATTAAGATACAATCAAGGTAATTATATCTATGTAGCATTAAATCCAAATAGTAATACATATCCATTATACGATACTACAGAAAACGATTATGCTATTGACTATGAAGAAATATATTTTTATGATGATGATGGTGCTTGGGAAAATGGAACACCAGTTAATGCTACCGAAATTGGAACGGCTAAAGTTAAATCACAAATTAATACTGGTAAAACTATAAGAGATTTTGATAATTTAGTTGATGTACCTGTATTTAAGTTATATTTGTTTGATATTCAAATGAAAGAAAACAAGGTATTTAGTGAAACTTTAACTACATATAAGCCAGGTATAAATACATTTTCAGCTAAAGTTATGACTGATAATGAATATACAGAAATTGATGCTGGTGTTGATAATGGTTCTGGATTACTAGAACCATTAATTTATGATCCATCTTCAAATACAATGGTCACACAATTAGGTGAATCATTTACAAGAGCAGTTAATAATGTATCATTAACTACACGAAAAAAGTTTTTTGGACAAACAGATTCAAATGGAACATTCTCATTTACGGTTGGTGCTAATGATATTTTAGAATCATATAATTCTGATAAGTGGGTATTTTCTGAACAAAATACTGGAGGTCAATTCATTTATAATGAAGTTGAATCCAATCGAGTAACAATATCTGGAAATTCTAAAAGTGTTGATGTTATTAATTTTGGTGTTAATACTATTGTATGTGTAATTTTAAACGTAATCACATCAAATGCTGGTTATAAAATTAAAACAATTAAATCCGCTTCAAAAACATTAAAATTAACTAATGCTAATCATGAAGAACCAGTATCATTGGAACAAATTGATGTAAGAAAAATATTAAGTGTTACTAACACAACAGATCCAGATAACAATTTTGATGCTATTGATGAATTTCAATTAATTTCTAATGTAACTGATAGTTCTTATGAAGTTGATTTTATTCAAAGAATTGCTCAAAATCCTCCAGAATATGGTGATACTTTGGATGCTACTTATGATATTGTATATGAATACTTTTTACATAATAGCGGAACGGGTGGATATTTCTTTAGTGCTAATTCATACCAAGGGATGATTGATGATCCTAATCAAGATTTTGATTATGAAGATATTCCTATCTATACAAATCAAAGAGGGGATTTAATTGATTTAAAATCATCTTTAGATTTTAGAGTTGATGCCGATGCTACAGATCCTAATGGTGGTTATGTTGATACGAATTTCATACCAGCAAATGATTCAAATGTAATACACGATATAATATTTTATTTACCTAGAATTGATAAGATTTGTATTAATGGTAAAGATAATAAAATTGTTGTAGTAAAAGGAAAATCAGACGTTTCTCCAGTTCCCCCAAAAACACCAGATGGTTATATGGATCTGTATGTTATTAATATGAATCCATACACATTTAATGTTAAAAGTGATGTATTATCAAATTATGTCAATAATCGTAGATTTACTATGAGAGATATTGGCAAAATTGAAAAGCGTGTTGATTCTTTAGAATATTATGTAACATTAACAATGTTAGAAAAGGATGCGGTTAATTCAAGTATTAAAGATGCTAGTGGTTTAGATAGATTTAAAAATGGTTTAATTACAGATAATTTTTCAACTTTTATATCGGGTGATACAAATAGTCCAGAATTTAAGGGTGCTATTGATATTGAATATGCTGAATTAAGACCACAATTTAATGTAAGAAAAGTTAATTTGGAATTGGATGAATCCAAATCATCTAATTATAGAATAATCGGTGATACTATTATTCAACCATTTTCTTCTGTATTATATAAAGAACAGAGATTATCATCAAAAACAACTTCTGTAGTACCATTTTTAACATTTAATTGGGAAGGGGATGTAAGATTAATTCCAGAATATGATTCTTGGAGAGATAATACAACAAAAGCTGATTTAGTAGTAAATGTGGGTAATGGTTTTCAAGATGGAAAATTAATTAATCCAAATAACACATTATGGGGAAATTGGGGACCAAATCAAAGAAGTCAAGTTGATGTTGATACCGATGTTAGTAGTGGAGGTAGTTCTACTATTAGCACAAGAGATCCATTTGTTTTAGGTGGTGCTGGTACAACAATAGATCAAGGTATATTTGGTACGAGAACTTTTCCAAATTTCAGAGGTAGCGGTAGATCAACCGTACCACCAACATTAGATAATAATGGAAATATGATTGAACTTGGTTCAACTATTTCTGAAACTATGACTATGAATTCCACAGTTACAGAAACTACAACTACTACGAGAACCCGTTCATCTGTAGGTTTAGGGGAACGTGTTACTGATGTTAATATTTTACCATTTATAAGATCACAAGATGTTCAATTTGTGGCAACTGGTATGCGACCTAACACAATTGTTTATCCATTTTTTGATGATATTAATGTTTCTCAATATTGTAGATTACTTAATTCAGCAAGTGGAATACCATTAAAAACGGATAGAAATGGTCAAATGGTTGGTGTTTTTAGAATACCAAATAATGATGTGATTAGATTTCATACTGGTGATCGTGTATTCAGAATAATGGATTCTGAAAATGCTAGGGATGAAGGTGATGATTTAACAACTGAGGCATTTACTAAATTTTGGTCTGGTGGGTTACAAACAACTACACAAGATGTTACTTTAAATGTATTTGATGTTGATAGAGAAACAAACATTGATATTAATTTTGATTTACAACAAAGTACAAATATATTAGCATTACCACCAAGTCCACCACCACCATCCGATCCATTAGCTCAATCATTTACAGTTGATGAAGAAAATGGTTGTTTTGTTACACAAGTTGATTTATATTTTTCATCTAAATCAGCCGATAAAGTTGTTTGGTTAGAAGTTAGAAATATGGATAATGGTATACCAACTGGAAAACCATTAAAATATGGAAGGGTAGTTAAATCACCAAATAGTGTTAATATTTCCGATACTGGAAGTGCGGTTACGTCATTTATTTTTGAAAGCCCTGTATTTTTAGAAGGAAGTGGAATTGAATATTGTTTTGTTGTCGGTTCGGCTGATTATCTATATAAAATTCATGTTGCTAGATTAGGAGAAGTTGCTTTAAGTGGTGGTATGATTACAAGTCAGCCAACATTAGGATCAATGTTTAAATCTCAAAATGGTACAACTTGGAACGCAGAACAAAGAGAAGATATTAAATTTAGACTACATAAAGCCAAGTTTAATAGAAATGAAACTAAACTTGTATTTAAAGATGTGGGTTATGATACTGATTATTTAGAGTTTGATCCATTTGAAACTGAAATTAATTCAGATTTAATGAGAGTTCAGCACCAAAATCACGGACTAAATCCAGGTGATAAAGTTAAAATTGGAATGTTTGCTAATACAGGATTTAATGTTACAATTCAATCTGGTGATTTAGTTGTTGGACAAACATTAACATCCGCTACTGGTGAGTGTAAAGTAATTTCAATTAAATGGATTCAAGATATTCAAGGTAATGGTGGTTTAACTTATAAAAGATACGAAATTCATGTTGATGAATTACAAGGATATATTGGTGCTGGTTTAGGAAATATATTCACTTCAGATCAATTTATTGAAGCGGTAGAAAATCCTTATGTATTAGAAAAATTAGATATTAATGCTGAATTATTAATAGGTAATTCTGAAAACTTAACATCTTGTTCTGGTTATTTTGAAGATGGTGTTGGTGCTAGTGGTAATGCTAGTGGAGTAATTAATGGTATTCCAATTTCAGCAATAACAAAACCACCACAACCACATAACATTGAAACTGTAGATACTTTAGATAGTTATACTATTAGAATTAGTGGACATAATGCTACATTAACTGGTGTTGGTGGTGGTTCTGGTGTTACTGCTAAAGGTAATATTCAAATGGATGTATTTAGTGTTGTAGCTGATATTAAGCGTTATGATACTATGATGAATAACTCACTACAAGGTATTACTCATGGTGGTGTCAATTCTGGTTTTGATAATTATCAATTATCAGGAAATTTTAATTTTGATGAAAATAAAAATATTTACTTATCTCAACCAATGAAAATATCAAGTGAATTGAATGTTGCTTCTAATCCAGCACCAAATTTTGTTGATAGATCATTGAATGTTGAATTTATAGCATTGACATTAACAGGTAATGAAAATTTAACACCTATGTTTGTATTGCCTAGTTTTTCTTTTCAATCAGTAACAAATAGAATTGATTGGAATGA